ATGAGAAAAACAAGCAAAATGTTTGTTGGTTCTGTCATCGCTACGTCAATGATTGCTGCCCCTCTATCTCTTACGACTTTTGGTCAAACGGCTGAAGCTGCTACAACAACAGGTGTTGATGGAAGTGTCTCAATTGATCCAGTAGCCATTGCCGATAAAATTGAACAAGCAGTAAAGTCATCTCAAAATCGTGATGGATTCGTAAAAAATGCAGCATACAGTGCGTTCTATGAAGCAGGTCAAAACTACAACGTAGTTGTCCAAAACTTAAGCCAAGACCACGACTTTAGCGGTCTGAACAATGTTGTTTACTATGATAGTGTTGAATATGACGGTATTACGTTTGGTATTTGGGTATTTGAAGATGGTACGTTTGTCAATAATGGCGACGGTGGATATATTAACTGGACGTTTGTCGGCAGCTTTGACCGAGAAGATGGAAGCGGAACTGTCGATTTTCATAAAAGATTCTAATCTTAAAAGTCTGCCGGTGAATCGGCAGACTTTTTTTATAACGCACATTCTTCTATTTCAAACCCTAAATCTTCAATGATGTGATGATCCGTTTGGACTTTCTGGCCTTTTGTTGTTAAATAATCACCAACAAAAATGGAATTTGCGGCATAAAGTGCGAGCGGCTGGAGTGTCCGTAAATTAAACTCTCTACCTCCGGATACCCGAATTTCTTTTGTTGGGTTGACAAATCTCATCATTGCCAGCACTTTCAATGCTTTGATCGGATGTGTCCGTTCTTGATGCTCAAGCGGTGTTCCTTCGATGGCATGAAGAAAGTTGACTGGAATTGAATCCGCATCAAGTGCTCTGAGCGCAAAAGCCATTTCAACAATTTGCTGATTGGTTTCACCCATTCCAATAATGACCCCTGAGCAAGGTGACATGCCAGACTGTTTGACCTGCTCAATGGTCGACGCGCGGTCATCGTATGTATGAGTTGTCGTAATATGAGCATGATGATCATGATGTGTATTGATATTGTGATTATACCGATGAACACCCGCTTCCTTCAGCCGCTTCGCTTTTTCTTCATTTAATAACCCAAGACAGGCACACACCTTCAAAGGCATCGTTTCAGTGATCTCCTTGACTGCTGCTGTGACTTCATCTAATTCCCTATGAGAAGGCGCTCTCCCGCTTGCCACAATACAATAAGTCCCGGCTTTTCTTTTGAGAGCTTCACGCGCACCAGCTACAATGGTCTTTTGATCAAGCATTGTATATCTTTCAACTGATGCTTTTGAAATCATCGACTGTGAACAATATCCACAGTTCTCAGGGCAATATCCACTTTTCGCGTTAAAAATCATATTTAATTTCACCTTTTTTTGAAAAAAATGAAATCGCACTTGATAGGCTGCATGCATAATAGGTAACAATTCTCTATCGTCAGCTTCAAGAATGTCTAGACCCTCTTGCGCCGTGATCGGTTCATTTTTCATCGCCTTCTCCGCTACTACTTCCCAAGACAAAGACAGCTGCTCTCTCATCATGAATACCCCCTTAATATGTTAACTTATTTATATTAAAAGTTAACATATTGGGCGGATGTTGGCAATCATGTTTCAGATGAAACCAACTCTAAACACCAAAAGGCGATGACTTCATGTCATCGCCTTTAGATATGTAAAGCTAGATTGTTTATCGAACAGTAATATAGTTAATCACAAGCTCGCCTAGTGAATTATAGTAGGAAACTGTTACAGAACCGCGTTGTACAGCGCGAATCCAAGTGAAGTTTGGAGCTGTTTGATCTAATTGAATCGCATACGTTGCACCCGACACAGAAATTTGGCTTGCTGGAAGAGAGACGGCGATTGAAGAACCTACAGAAAGTGTACGGTTCACCGTAATTACTTTATTCATAATAGGAGCTTTTGCTATGACTGGTTCTTTTGGCTGTGCAGCTGCATGAGCACCTTCAGTTTGAGAGAACGTAAGAGCACCTACAGCAGCTAAAGACAATGTACAGATTTTCATGAATTTTTTCATCGGTAACACTCCTTTTTTTAGTATATACATATATTAATAATAATAGAATTATTTGTCAATTAATATATGGAAAAAAGAGTAATTATGGTGAAGATTGTCACATATTTGTTGGAAAAGACATGATTTTTTATTCATATGCTATTTCTTTTTTAAGGGAAAAAGAGGTATAAAAAAAGCTGGGTTTGTCCCAGCGTAAAGCAGATGAAAAGAGATGATCAATGGTCGTCACGCTTTTTTGGCTGACGACCTTTTTGCTTCTCTTTCTCTCTAATGTAGTTAATAAAATCGATGGTTTGTCTTCGTGCTTCTTCGGAAAAATCTGAGGCTGCTTTAAACGCAATTTGCAAATCAGGATCGTCTGCAAGATCGTCATCGGGCCTGCCTTTGTCCTTACCTGTGAGAAGATAATCGGTTGAGACCCCATATAACTCGGCAATTTTCACAATCATTTCACCGTCGGGTTTTCTCAAGCCGTATTCCCAGTTTGCATAAGTGGACATTGCCTTTAATCCGAGTTTTTTAGCAACTGTTGACTTGCTCCATCCATGCTTCTCTCTTAATTCAGTTAGAATCTTCCCAGTCAAATTATCCATCAGAAACACCTTTTTTCATGTTATGAGTAAATTTTATCATGAATTACACGGAAAAGATAAATAAATACACAAAAAGAATAAAAATGCGGTTGACTTACTCGTTTCGTGTATATTATCATAATGAATATAACTTACACATATTGAGTAAGAGGTGGAAAGATGAAACTTGAAAATTTACGAGAAGAGCGCATATTGCAAGGTAAAACACAAACCTATATGGCGAAAAAATTGGGATATAAGTACACAAGCGGCTATGCGAATATCGAAATGGGCAGAACGAAGCCTAGCTTAGAAATAGCAAAGCATATTGCAGATCTGCTGAATACCGGGGTTCAAGAGCTTTTTTTTGGCCAAAAGTTACACGTAAAGAGTAATTCTTTAAGAGAAGATCGGTTCTTAGAAAAGGGGAGACGAGCAGAATGAATATTGAACATCCAATGGTGACTCAGATGAGTGACTTTGGTTATCCAAAAAGCTATTGGTTATATGACATGAAACGATATGGATACCAAACAGAAATTGAGGACAGCTTGGAGGGAGCTGAAGAAGATGAGACATCAGCTGACGTTTGATGCTAGAAAAGAAGCGCAGCTTTGTTTAGACCAAGCTGGCGGCTGGATCGCCTTTCATCGTCAGAAACCGATGTTTGTTTTTGCCACAGCAGAAGAGAAAGAGACATATATGACCCTCCTGGAGGCTAAGGTCGATGATACAAAAAAGGAGGAATCAGGGCAACGTGAAACGATGGAAGCAAATCATGACATTTTTGAAATGCTTGCTCAAAGCGAGTAAAAACGAACAAGACATCCGCCAGTGGTCAAAGGATGACGGGAGATCATAACATGGTCATCCATTTAATTATTGAACATGAGCATTTGTTAACAAAAGAGACATTGATGAAAAGAATACGATCAGCAGCAAAAGGGCAATGCCCCCAAAAATTAAAAGGCGCACTATCACTTGAAATTCGTTTATTTGATCACATGCCGTTTGACATAGCTGACTGCCAAAAAAAGCGTAGATACGCAGAAAAAGGGTTGATACGCCCAGTACACGTCAGCATCTTTCAGCCGAATCTACAGCATATTCAAGAAGCACTTCATTCTATAGCTGATGAAGTCCCTCTGCAGATGGTCGATTTAAGAGTTTCCCAGTTTTATAGTATGTGTCCAAGAGTTGAAATCATTATCAATACGGTAGGTGGTGGCACGAGGCCATTACCAAAAAAGGAGACAAGCATATGAACGAGCCAAAACAATTACTCATTCAAGAAAACCAAACATTTGTCGGTGAGATGGAAAAAGGAAAAATTCAAGTCATCGTGTTAGATGGGAATGTAGGAACGGCTTATAAAATGGATGTACCTGAACATGGAAAAACCATTATTCAAACGGCAAAAGGTCATTTTGCAAGAGTAGATCACGAGATTGGTTTTAAAATCAGCTAACTGACTGAACACATCAAAGCACAATATTATGTCCAAGACGGAAAGCCTGCGGACACTGATCAAGACCCTGCTAAAAGGGGGCTTGATTGGTGTCCGTTTTTTATTTTCTTAAAAAAAGGGAGAGAGCCAATATGCAAGATTTACTCATTGAATATAAAAGAGCTTTAAAGAATGCTAGAAAACAATATGAACCATTTAAAGAAAAAGAAGAACATCAGCTGTCCGTTCAAGACAAGCATGATAAAAAAATGATCGCCAGTATGGTAAGCGATCTGGAATACGTAGTAGAATGGCTTCAAATCGGAAGAGAGCCAGGGGCGCGCAGAGGATTAGACAGACGTTCAGTCTATCAGCGTACCATTCTCGCAAATCCAGAAGTGTTAGAGGCTTTATCACATGAATATACCCTTATTCAAGAGAAAGAAAGAGAAGTCAGTGAGAGAGATAAAAGACGAATTGATGAAGCTTTGTCTGTTTTAACAGATCGAGAAAAGGACGTATTCTTTATGCACACAACACAAGGGTTATCGTTTAGCGAGATTGCGGTTATGCTGGATGTCAAAAAAGGAACTGTCCAAAAACATATGGAAAGAGCGCGGACGAAGATGTCTAAAAAAGTACAAGAACGCCTATTCAGAGCTGCTGAATAGGCGTTTTTTCTATCCGAAAATAAATCAGTGAAAGCTTGTCTTACAGTTGCCACCTATAGTTAGAAAGACCAAACGAATGTTTGCTAGCCCTACACAAATGATTCCTTCAGAGGGAATCATTCGAATTAAAAGGAGGCGGCAGGTGAATGTAAATGAAAGATAAACGGATAGAGGCCAAGCAGGATTATATGAAGGGGATGACGTACCAGCAAATTGCTGATCATTACAATGTCTCGATCCATACCGTCAAATCGTGGAAAAGGCGATACGGATGGCAAAGACAAAAAACTTCGTCAAAGCAAGCACACTCGATTTTCAATCAATTTCTTTCAGATGAAACGATTGAAATCATGGAGAAAATGGATGGACGTACATCGCTTGATTTAATCTGGGATCAAATTCAAATTCAATATGCAGCCATTATTCGGGCGCAGCGAATCATGTATGTAGCAGATCAAGAGGACATGATCAAAGAGCTGAAAAAGGCGGCATACATGCCTTCTTCATTAGAAGAAACAGGAGAAGGCATTCAGACAGAACTAGACATCACCTCAGAAGAATATTCGTTTCAATTTTCATGGGATCGGCATGCCACGTTTTTAAATGCACAATCCCGTGCAATGGGTGAACTCAGGCGTTTAATAAAACAGTTTGAAGAGCTCGCACATGCGAAGGATGAACGAAGATTAAGGCTGAAGCAAATTGAACTGACAATCGAAAAAACGAAAAAAGCAGTGCGTGAAGAAAAAGAGGAAGATCTTCAAATCATGATCAAGCGAAAAGAGGACGACTCATGACGCCATTGATTGAAAAAGAAGTCAATCCTCATTTTGAACACTTTCTATTCGATTGGAATCAAAAGTTTCAATTTTTAGTAGGGGGCTATGGCTCCTCTAAAAGCTATCACATTGCTTTAAAGCTCGTCTTAAAGCTGCTGGAAGAAAAGCGGACAGCACTTGTCATTCGAGAAGTGTATGATACGCACCGCGAATCAACCTTTTCTTTATTACAAGAGATCGTCAGCGACCTCGGCATCGACCACGTGGTAAAGTGCCGAAGTTCGCCGCTTGCACTAACATTTCGAAACGGCAGCAGCATCCTATTTAAAGGACTGGACAAGCCTGAAAAATTGAAATCGATCAACAACATTTCGATCATTTGGATTGAGGAATGTTCAGAGGTTTCTTATGAAGGCTTTAAAGAGCTGCTTGGAAGGCTGAGGCATCCATCCTTACCGCTTTATATGATGTTATCGACGAATCCTGTTGGGCAGGATAATTGGACGTACAGACATTTTTTTCGAGATGAACAGCTGAAGCGATTTGTTTTAGATGACGAAACATTATACAAAAAGCGAACCGTTGTCATCAAGGATACGTATTACCATCACTCCACGGCGGAAGATAACCTATTCCTTCCTAAAAGCTACGTGAAGCAGCTGGATGAGCTGAAAGAATATGATCCAGATCTCTATCGCATTGCGAGGAAGGGGTATTTCGGCATTAATGGCACAAAGGTTTTTCCTCAATTTGAGGTGAGAAGCCATTCTGATGTAATAGAAGCCATTCAGCAGATTGACAGACCGCTGAAACGAGCAGGCATGGATTTTGGATTTGTTGAATCATACAATGCGCTCATTCGGTTAGCTGTCGATCATGAAAAAAAGTACTTATATATTTATTGGGAATATTACGACCGCGGGAAAACGGATGATGAAACAGCCATTGACTTGAAAGAGTTCATTGAATCAAAGGAACTGATTAAAGCCGACGCAGCCGAACCTAAAACCATTCACTATTTTCGGCAGCGCGGCTTTCAAATGGTAGCGGCACATAAATTCCAAGGCTCACGTTTGCAGTATACAAAAAAAATCAAACGGTTTAAGAAAATTATTTGTTCTGATGCTTGTCCATATACCATCTATGAACTTCAATCACTAACCTATAAGGCAGATAAGGATGGACGTCTAGAGGAAGATGAATTTCAAATCGATCCGCACACTTTATCAGCCATCTGGTATGCGCTGGATGATTATGAAGTGACAGATTTGAAGCAGACCGCCTCAGAGCGTGTCCGTCCAAACAGAGAGAGGAGGTCCATACAATGAAACAATTGAAAGCAACCATTATGAAGGCAAACATGTCTGATCATACAAAACAAATGTATGCAGATGAATTTTCCTACGAAAAAGATGACATTGTTCCCCCGCCTTACAATATCAATGAATTAAAAAGCATGGCAGAATATTCAACCATTCTTCAGCAATGTATTGATGCGTATAAGACCAATATTTTAGGCTTTGGTTTTGGTGTAGAATATGCCTTTGACTTTAATGCAGAAGGTGTGAAACCGGCAAAAAAGAAAGCAGCAGAGAAGGAATGGACAAGGCTTGAAGAGTTTACGAAATACATGAACTATGATGAGTCTGCTGATGTGGTGCTTGGCTATGTCATCGAAGACCGGGAGAAAACGGGGAATGGTTTTTTAGAGGTTCTCCGAGATGGTCAGGGAAAGCCGGCAGGAATCGAGTATTTAGATGCGCTCCATATCCGTATTTGCAAGCTTAGTGAGCCAGTTGACGTTGAATTCCGGTATACAGAAAACGGCGAATTGAAAACAATGAATCGAAAGAAACGATTCCGTAAATATGTGCAGGTGATCAATGAAAAGAAAGTCTTCTTCAAGGAGTATGGTGATCCGCGCATTTTACATTGTGAAACAGGCAAATACGATGACACCACCCCAGAGCCGCTGCGCGCAACAGAAGTGATTCATTTTAAAATCGGCAGTGGAACGTATGGGATTCCCCGCTGGATTGGCAACATCGTCAATATGTATGGGGCACGCAAGGCAGAAGAATTGAACTATCTTTATTTTAAACAAGGGCGGCATGTACCTGGTGCCATCATTGTCGAAAATGGAATGCTGTCTGAGTCTTCCTATCAGCAGCTTCAGGATTATATGGACGATATTGAAGGCTCTGATCATGCACATAAATTTCTATTGCTTGAAGTCGAAGGTCTCCCGACGGAAAAAGGGTTAACTGGAGAAGAAGATGTCTCAAATGTCAAAGTGAACTTCAAATCCCTAGCAGAGATCTTGCAAGAAGATGCACTCTTTTTAGAATACGATGAAAAAACAAGAAACAAAATCCGCTCTGCTTTTCGCCTGCCGCCTATTTACACAGGTGAGTCTCAAGACTATAACAAAGCGACAGCCGATACGGCGCGAAAAATAACAGAAGAACAGGTATTTCAGCCTGAACGGCATCTCATCACAGGAAAGCTCAATACCCTTTTCTTGCCGGATCTTGATATTTGGCATGTTCGTTTCCTATTAAATGGTCCTGACTTTAGAGATCCATTAGAGATTGCCAAGGTTCTGACACCGTTTATTCAGGCTGGGGCAGTGTCACCAAACGATTTGCGAGATCTAGCAGGACGTATCCTTGGGAAAACGTTAGAGGAATGGCCGGAGGATCTCTATCACAGACCTTTAGAAAGCCGCATGACATCAGCCGAAAAACAGCCTCAACGAGAGGCCAATCAGCTGAAGAAATAAACCGAAGCGCATGCGCTTTTTTGAAAGGGGGTGAACATATGCCAAGAGAATTAAAAAACGCAAAAATTACGCATGTTTCCTATGTGGACAGAGCCGCAAACAAAAAGAAATTCTTTTTGATGAAGGCAAAGAAAAGCCAGCCTGACTTTCAAAAGGAGGTTAGTGTGCTGACAAAGGCAGAAGATGCTCATCGCCTTGTGTACGGTGTCGTGTATGAACCGAATACACCAGATGCACACCAAGACTTTATGTCTGCCAAAGAAATTGAAAGAGCGGCACATGGTTTTATGAAGGATGCCCGCCACATTGACAAGCAGCATGATTTTCAAGATGGTGTTGGCGAAGTTGTTGAATCATACATCGCACCAGCTGATTTTGAAGTAGGCGGTGAGCTGATTCGAAAAGGCTCTTGGGTGCTCGTGACAAAGGCTTCCCAAGAGATTTGGGATCAAATTCAGAAAGGCCACATTACAGGATATTCAATGGCTGGAACGGCGGACATCGTAGCAATAGAAGAACAAGATCAGCTCCTATCTCAAAGCACGAATGAGAAAGGGCTTTTTTCTTTGCTGAAAAATTTCTTTTTGAAAGAGGAAGGTGCAAACATGTCACAACAATTTTGGAGCGTTTTAGAACACCTGCTGGAAACCTTACAGTCAAGTGATGGTGATGAGGCGGGTGTAAGAGCAGCGCTTGAGCAATTGCTGCCAATCGTGCAGGACATTTTGAAGACAGAAGATGTGATTCAAACGATTGGTGAAAGGCCAGCCTCCGTACAAAAACAAGACGCCGCTTTGACGACGGAGCAAGTACGAGAGCTTGAAAAAGCAAAAATGGCCATTGAAAACGTCTTACAGCAGGCAGAACAGCAGAAAACAGATCAAACAGGGGAAGAACCTGTCCAAAAGGTGCTTGAGCAAGTCGTTGCACCGATTCGTCATCAGCTTTCTTCCTTAGAGAAATCAGCCAGCAGAGAAAAAGCAGCGCTTGAACAAGTGCTTCAGCAGCAGCTTTTGCCTATTTCAGAGCGGATTCACATGCTTGAAAAAGCGCGCGGCATGTCAAAACAAACAATCCACGATACACAAAACGACAGTACAAAGCCCATATGGGATGGCTTACTATAAGCCTAAATAAGGAGGAAACAGTGTGAGAAATCAAGAGTTGATTCGCAAGGCCGAAATGACACTTGCCAGCTTAAAAACCGGCGGTCTCATGAACGCAACCCAATCCAACACATTCATTAGAATGATGCAAAATACACCAACCGTTTTAAATGATGCACGTATCATTCCAATGGAAAGTGATTCACAAAAAATCGAAAAAATCGGCTTTGGCCAGCGTATTTTGCGCCCAGCAGAAGAAGGCAAAGCACTTGATGCGAAAGACCGTGTTGTCCCAGCGACAAGCACTGTCCAGCTAAATGCGAAAGAGGTCATCGCAGAGATCCATATGACCTATGACAGCATTGAAAACAATATTGAGAAAGACGGAATTCAGCAGACGATTATGCAAATGCTTGCTGAACGAGCAGCAGTTGACATTGAAGAGCTCATCGTCAATGGCGATACGACTTCAGCAGATCCATTTTTAGCTCAAATGGATGGCGTGAGAAAACAAGCGGTATCTCATATCGTAGATGCTAATGGAGCGGAAATCAGCCGCCAAATGTTTAAGCAAGCCTATAAAGCGATGCCGTCAAAATATTTACGTGTACCTCAGGATTTCCGTTTCTACACATCCCCAAGTTTAGAAGTTGAGTGGAAGGATCAAGTAGCAAACCGTCAGACAGGCCTTGGAGATGCGGCCATTCAAGGCGGACTTTCTTCTGCATTCGGTGTGCCGGTCAAAGGCCTTGCCAATATGCAGCCATATGACGAAGCGGGAACAGACGTATCAGATATTTTGCTGACACACCCTAAAAATATTATCGTAGGTTTCTCTCGTAATATTCGAATTGAAGTAGAAAAAGATATTCGCAGCCGTAAATTTATTATTGTCCTCACAGCGAAGCTAGACAGCAAATTTGAGGAAGAGGATGCTGTAGCAAAAGTGATGAAAGTGAAAGAGTAGGTGACGGCAGGCCATGATCATTTCTGCTGAAGAACTGCAAGCCTATTCTGTCTTTGATCGTGTGAAAAATCGATCTGTGGAAAGACTGACAGCAGATATTATCGAAGCAGAAGCTGCGGTATTTCAGATCGTAGGTCACGATTTCTCAAGCGAAAAATATCAGCCCCTCCCTGAAAAAGCAAGAATCGCATTATTAAAAATGGCCCAATATTTTGCCATGCTGAATGATGATGAATCTATGATGAAAGGCTTTACGTCAGAGAAAATGGGCGATTATTCATATGCGAAGGCAGCTGATCAAGTCAAAGGCAGACCCTATGTATATGCCCTGCTTGTAGATTACATTGAACCAACATTGACCGGCGGCAGTGCCAAGTTAAAGGTGAGGTCATTATGAGCTATCAATCTCTATTAACAGACCGCTGTGATCTTTTTCACCTTGAACAGCAGGATTCCGCCCGCGGGAAATTTGGAATTCCAGCTGATGATTTACAAATAACACTTTCCTATCCCGATGCTCCCAGCCTGACCGATCTTGCTTGTTATGTCATAGAAAAAAACCAGTCACTTGTGCAAGAAGAGCCGAATACAGTCATTTATCAATCCTATCTTGTCCATTTTCCTTTAGCAAGTGATATTCGCTTGCATGACAAAATGGTGTGGAATGGCGTGTCACTCAAATTACAGCAGCCTAAAAAAGTGAAAAATCATCACATCGAAGTGATAGCAGTCAGGAAGGAAAATCTATGAAAATTGCTGGACTTGACCGGCTGATTTCACAGCTGCAGACAGCGGGTGATGGCGGCTTAAAGGCAGAATATCAAGATTGGCTGGAGGACATGGGCCTGCAGTTTTTAGACATCATTCAGGATGAATTAATCAAGGAGAATGCTGTCGATACAGGCCGGCTTCTTAGTTCCTTTACACAAGGCGATAAGGAGAATCATTTTCTCATTTCAAAAGGCGGTCTCACACTTGAAGTGGGAACGCAGCTTGAATATGCCTCCTATGTCAATGACGGACATGCCACTTCTTCAAGTGGAGAGCGAAGATGGGTGCCTGGCAGATGGACTGGCAGCCGATTTGAATATGATCCGAATGCAAGTACCGGAATGATGCTTGCCTCTCAATGGATTGATGGCAATGGCTACTGGGATCATGCTGTCATGCTCTATGAGCAAATGTTTGAACAGTCGCTGGATCGAAAGCTGCAAAGCTGGTTCGATCGACATTTTGGGAGGTGATGGAATGAATCAAGAAGTCGGGGCAATCATGCATTATATCTACACACACTTTCCTGTGACAATGTATGATCGTCTTTTGCCAGAACGCTTTCAAGTGCCATCCGTTTATGTGCCGCCTGTGACAGTGATCAGTGGTCCAGATACGGTCTCTACCTTTATGAAATCTTATTCGCTGCAAGTGAAAGTCTTTCATATTGATACAGAAAAAGCACATGATGCGGCAGAAACAATCGTTGATGCATTGCTTGCTGATCGTCAAATCATTCAGATGATGAGTGAAGACGGAGAGGTGCTTGATGATTATGTCCGTATAAAAAGAGTGGAAACAAGAATGATAGATCAAGGCGTAGCAGCGATTGTCCTGACGTGGGATAGCAGCTATTGGTATAACCGCGACAAAGAGGCAAGCCTTGAAGACATCAACTTTTCAGATGGGGTGATCAAACGTGAGCAAGACTAAAAATGCTCAGCCTGCTCAAACAGCCGGCGAAGAAAAAGAATTTGGCTTTTCATTTGAAGCCTTGAAGGAGCACAGTAAGGATCTTTTTGGGGTCAAACCAGAAATCCTTGAAGGGGCTCTTTTTTATATCAAACATCAACCAATTACAAAAACAGAAGCGAAAAAGCACATTGATGCTTTTTTGTCCAAGGAGGTTTAAAGGATGAACGGAGGCACTTTTACACCAGGTACAGAGAAAAAGCGTCCTGGTATTTACTTTAATTTTAAAACAACAGCAGAGCAGCGAATTACTTTAGGCGATCGAGGTACGGTGGCACTTCCCCTTGTGATGAGCTGGGGAGAACCAAAAACCTTTATTTCCGTTTCAAATATGGAAGATTTAAATAAAAAGGTTGGACTCAACATTGATGATAAGTCACTTCTTCTTTTCCGTGAAGCAAAGAAAAAAGCGCAAACTGTCTTGCTTTACCGCCTCAATGAAGGAGAGCCGTCCAAAGCCGAAATTGCTGAAAATTTTGTCGTCACAGCAAATTATGGCGGCCAAAAAGGAAATGAGATCACAGTACAAGTCGCAGAAAATGTACTTGATAGCACAAAACGCGATGTGATCACTTATCTTGGAACAGACATTGTGGATAAACAGGTTGTCACTGATGTCAAAGATCTTGTGAAAAACAAATACGTTCAATTTTCTGGTGAAGGTGAAGCTGTTATCACAGCTGGTGTGGCACTAAGCGGCGGTAAAAACGGGGTGGCAAGTGTCGCAGATTATACAGCTTTCCTAGAAGCAGCAGAAACAGAATACTTCGATGTCATTGCCCTTCCAGTCGATAATAGTGAGCAATTAAAAGCAACCTTCGCTTCATTTATCGAGCGTTTGCGTGATAAGCAAGGACGTAAGGTGCAAGGGGTTGTGGCGAATTATGCAGCTGACCAAGAAGGAATCATCAATGTGACAAGCGGTGTTGTACTCGAAGATGGAACCGAACTAACACCTGCTCAAACAACAGCATGGGTCGCAGGTGCAAGTGCCGGAGCAAATTTCAATCAGTCACTGACCTTTGTTGAATACGAAGGAGCGGTCGATACATTAGAACGCCTTGACAATGATCAAGTCGAATACCGATTATCTCAAGGGGAGTTCCTTTTCACCTTTGATGCGCGAGATCGCACGGTGAGTGTTGAAAAAGATATTAACTCCTTGACAAGCTTCACAGCTGAAAAGAACCAGCAAATGGCGAAAAACAAAATCATTCGTGTGCTTGATGCGATCAACAATGATTTAACATTCGAATTAAAAAATCTGATTAAATTACGTAAAGCCAATGGCAATGACATTCCAGCATCAGATGATGGTGTGCAGCTTGTGAAAACACTGATTACCCAGTATCTCACACAGCTTCAAGATGGCAGCGGTATTACAGGCTTTAATTCAGAAACAGATATCGTGATCGGTCTCAATGAAGATCGTGATGGATTTATCATCGATTTAGCGGTTCAGCCAGTAGATGCAGCAGAAAAATTCTATTTCAATGTGGAGGTGAAGTAAGATGGCTTTTAAAGCGCAAAATACAATTTCAGGTAAAGAAGGTCGTCTTTTCTTAGAAGGTGAGGAACTTGCATTTATCAAAACCTTCGAAGCAAACGTGGAGAAAAACAAATCAGAAGTCAACGTCATGGGCCGCCGAATGACTGGCCATAAAACAACGGGAGCAAATGGAACAGGAACGGCAACATTCTATAAAGTTACGTCCCGTTTCGTTCAATTAATGCTCAATTATGTGAAAAAAGGAGAAGATCCATATTTCACTCTTCAAGCGGTAATTGACGATAAATCATCAGGCCGTGGCACTGAGCGTGTGACATTATTTGATGTCAACTTTGATTCTGCTAAAATCGCTGGATTGGATGTTGATTCAGAGGCACTTGAAGAAGAAGTTCCTTTCACATTCGAGGACTTTGACCTGCCTGAAAAACTGAAGAATACATTCTAAGAAAAGTGGAGGAAATTAGCTAATTAATTAGCTAAATAACAGCTGAATATGCTATAATGCAGTTGTAATACAACCGTCTTGATGCCGTCTTCATTTCGTCTGGTAACGTCTTGTATTCGATTCATTAAAATATGTTTACTTGCAAAGCAATTTGCATAAAATAAAAAGAAGCCAGGATGCTCTAACATCCCGGCAATGTACAATGAGGCCCTTCAAGGGGCTGGCTTATCGAATAGGTTCTTTAGGTAGACTTCCCTTTAACCTTCCACAGCTCAAGGGGAGTCTATTTTTTGTCTATATACGTCAACAAAGTAAAGATAAACATCCCGAATAAAAGCATAAGGGAAATCGCTTCAAATGTTGACATATGCATCACCCCCTTCCTATCGGGGATGAGCCAGACGCCCTTGAGCAAGCCGTTCAATTGTACAATTTAAATTATACATGAAAAGATTGGAAAGCACATTCAAAAATGGATGTGCTTTTTTGCATTCAAAAAAACATAACAAAGGGAGTTTTTAAACATGAGTGAAAAACAAACATTTGATCTTTCATTTTTTATGCCAGGACAAACAGTAGAAGCGGAAGAAGTCAAAGTACCGATTTCTAAGCGTTTTGTTGATAAAAAAGGAAATGTCATTCCTTTTGTCTTTAAAGCTATTACAACTGAACGTATTGATGAATTGGAAAAAGAAAACACAACCTTCAAAAATGTCAAAGGCAGAGGACGTGTGAAAGACTTAGACAGCCAGCGCTTCTACGCACGTATTGCGATTGAATCGACGATTTATCCAGATTTCCGCTCAAAGGAATTAAGAGAAGCCTACAGCACACAAGATCCAGTTGAAGTAGCAAAACGTGTCCTGTCAGTCGGCGGTGAATATGCGAACTGGTTAAACAAAGCGATCGAAATCAACGGATTCGAAGATGAAATTGAAGATTTAGAAGAAGCAGCAAAAAACTAATAAAAGATGGGGATAAAGAAGCGGTGTTTTTATATTACGCAATGCACGAGCTTCACTACTCCCCATCTGAACTCCTTGAATTATACGAATCACCAAGACCGTTCAAAGCATTCCTTTTCGGACTCATCAGCTACAAGCTAGACATGCTAGAAAAAGAAGCAAAGAAAGGAGGTAAATAATTGGCGAAACTTACAGCACGATTTGAATTAGAAGACCGGGTGTCGAAGAAGTTATTACGCATTCAAAAACGATTTCAAACGTTTGAGAAGCAGCTCAAACCATTTAGAAAACCAGTGAAAATAAGTCTGGAAATGGATGAAAAGAAATTAAGAAACCTCACTTTATCGCTGCGGAAAGTTTCAGTATTTTCTATGAGGCTGGATCAAGGAATCTATCGGGATCTAAAAGCATTGAACAATCAGTTAAATATGATTCCAAATCATCTGGTCATATCCTTTCAAGCGAAGGGGCTGAATGTCATTAAATCCAACATAGATCGTTTGAAACAAATGGGGACAAGTCCTATTATGCTGACGTTTAAACTAAACGATCAATTGTCAGCGAAAATGTCATCGATCAAAAAATCAATCCTTCAGCTCATCAACAGAACGTACTATATGAGATTAAACATGGTTGACCAAGCCACCGCTGCAATTCAACGAATCAAAAAGACACTCAAAAGCTTGACGATGTCCAAACACGAAATCAGAGTGTCTGTTCAAGACAATGCAAAAAGTAAATTGAAAAAACGAGATCAGGCAGAGTCTGTTGTGAAAGAAAAGAAAGTAAAAAAGCAACCTAATGCAACAGCTGCTACAAAAACGAATGAAAACAAACAGAGCTGGTTGGGTAATTTGGGAAATAAGGCCCTAAAAGAAATTGAAAAATATGCAGGTGACGTTTCAGATAAATTGAAGGAAAAATTGAGTCCTAGAAACTTTTGGGATAATAATGCACTCCCTTGGATTGAAACGAAAATCGACGCATACAAACAAGAAGTAATCGGACGAATTAGTGAGAAGATTAAAATCAATCCTGAGGAGTATTTAGATAAATGGTTTAACAAAGGCTTAGATTTGATCCTTGGCCCGAAAAATCCATCAAGCGAGAACAACAGTAACTCTTCAGCTCAAAGTCAAACGACTGAAGCATCAACAAATCCAACTCCTAATACGCAGCCAAATAAACAAAAAGGAAAAGGTTTGTTTCGTAATAGCTGTTGCCCTTGTTGTGCTCGAGGGTTAAGCAGGCGTGGTTCTAATAGAACTAGAAATAGAAATGGCCGTACTCAAAGGCAGCCCGCAAATCCTACCGCCATTTCTAGAGCTGAAAGAAATAGAAGACCTTCAGGTAGACTAGGAAAACTGAAAACAAATGCAGGTAAGATTTTTGAAAAAATCCCTAGTGGATTGAAGAAAACTACAGGCATAGTAGCCTCAGTTGCGGGACTTGCTGGACTGATGAAAGGTAGCGGCGGGTTAAGTAGTTTAGGCGATTCATTAAAAAATATAGGTAGAGGAAGTAGTAAGTTATTAAAAAGAGTGCCTGTATTGGGGAACTTATTAAGTGCAACAGATTTAATAGGAACAACCAAAGAAAACGTTGGGGAAAAAGTAGGTGGTTTCTCTGGAGGTCTTGCAGGAGGAGTTAGTGGAGCTGCAATTGGTCAGGCTCTAATTCCAATACCATTTGTAGGAGCTGCAATTGGTGGTGTTGCTGGAAGCATGGCTGGCACTTATGGTGGATCAAAATTAGGGGAGATATTTGATACTTCAAAACTTAAAGAGAATATTTCAAACACTTTATTTAATGGCGAATGGTGGAGTGAAAAGTGGGGGAGTGTTAAAACTTCTGCAGAAACGTCTTTAGGAAACTTAAGTGAGAAATGGGAAGATATAAAAACAACAGCATCGAATACACTGTTCAATTCAGAATGGTGGGCAGAACAAGCTGGATACGTTACAGGAGTTTTAGAATCTACTGTCTTTAATGGCGAATGGTGGAGTGAAAAATGGGATGCTATCAAGGACTGGACTCAAGAAAAGTGGGATAGTGCAGTCGAAATATGGGATTCTATTAAGGGGAAACTTAGTGAGACCGTTTTCAACGGAGATTGGTGGGGAGAGAAGTGGGATAATGTAAAGGAATGGACCAAAGAAAAATGGGATGGTGCAGTCGAAATATGGGATTCTATTAAGGGGAAACTTAGTGAGACTGTTTTTAACGGAGATTGGTGGGGAGAGAAGTGGGATAATGTAAAAAAATGGACCAGAGAAAAATGGGATGGCGCAGTCGACATATGGAATTCAATTAAAGGGAAAATTCGTGAAACGGTCTTTAACAAAGATTGGTGGGGGGAAAAGTGGGATAACGTAAAAAGTTGGTCAAAAAGTAAATGGGAACAATCAAAAACAATTTGGTCAACTGCAAAAACAACTATTTCTTCAACTTTATTTAATAAAGACTGGTGGTCAAGTAAGTGGAGTAATGTTCAATCTTGGGGTAAAAATATTTTAGGAGATTCATGGGATTTACTCAAAAGTGAAGGCGCAAAACTCGTTGGTAGGCATATTGTGAAATTTGAAAAAGGTCGAGAAAACGGGAAAAAGGATTTTAAACCTGGTAAAAAAGCCACAGGCGGCTATATCACCCAGCCAACCTTATCATGGGTCGGTGAAGCAGGTAACGAATTTGTTATTCCAACTCAAAATAACCGAGGACGCGGAAAGATGCTGCTTGCTCAGGCTGCTTCTCAACTTGGAATGTCTGTTGTACCGAGCGGAGCGGCAGGAACTCAAGTTTCAAGCTCCCCAGATCCTACAACTCCATCATCTTCTGTAGGTTCAATGAGCGGAGGCGGATCAGTCTCATTGAATGCGAACATTCAAGCCTCTAGCATTGGCGAGCAATTTAATAACGATTTTGAACAAGGATTAAATCGTAAAGTCATCTCTCTTGATCAATGGAAACAAAAGAATATTCAGCAGCCTTTTGGTCAATTGACATCAGACTCAGGAAAGTATGGTCAGCAAACGGTTTCTGCCTTTGCAAACGGTCAGCAGATGACACCAACTGGAACAGATAGCTTTTTACAAAGTCGTGTAAAAGCACCCTACCAACAAGTGATGACAGCATCACCCACTTGGGGTTCTGGAACGGTTAGTGGTTTTGCAGCAGGCCAAAATGCCACATCAATTGGCACGAGCCAATACGTAGATCAAAACATCAAACAACCATTCCTGCAAGCAAAACAAGAATCACCAGGCTGGGGTTCTGGAATGATTGACGCCTTTAACAGCGGCATGCGTTCCAAAGGAAGCGAAGTCACGCAAGCGGCCAAAGAAATGGCGAAGAAAGTAGAACAGGCGTTTAGAGAGGAATTAGACATTCATTCCCCTTCACGCGTCATGATGAGTCTTGGGAAATTTGCATCAATCGGTGTCGTCAAAGGGCTTGACTCAGTTGATGTGAAAAAATTTGCTGAAAATCAGGCTGGTTCATTGATTGGTGCCTTCAGCGGGATGGGGGCTTCAGGTCTTAGTGTTCAGCAATGGCTGATGGCAGCTCTGATGGCAACTGGCACATCTATGAACTGGCTTCCAGGTCTGATGACCATCGCGCAGCATGAATCAAATGGAAATCCGAGAGCGATCAACTTATGGGATTCCAACGCCAAAAAGGGAACCCCTTCTAAAGGCTTAATGCAAACCATTGGAACGACGTTTAACGCCAATAAAGGCAAAGGCATGAATGACATTTGGAACCCAATTCATAATGCCGTAGCAGCCATTAACTACATTAAGGGAAGATATGGAACAGTCTTCAACACACCGGGATTACGAAGTATGAGAAGAGGCGGCCCTTATAAAGGCTATGCAAATGGCGGATTGATTACTCAAGAGCAGGTTGCTAGAGTCGGTGAAGGAAACAAGCGCGAATGGATTATTCCTGAGGAAAGAGGCATTCGCGGAAGGTATTTATTGACGCAGGCAGCTAAAGCACTTGGGATGCAAGTATATGATCCATCAAATGCATCTGCTCCTTTACCAGAAGCACAGATGCAGCAAGTTACCTCAGTTCAGTCTACTGGCAGTACAACATCGCCAGGTAATAAACAAATCACGATTCAATTCAATGGAGATCAGCATTTCCATAATGGACAAGACCAGCAATCGCTAGTCGAAAAAATTAAACAAATGCTTGTTGATGAACTAGAAGTAGAGATTCATACAGGAACGAAGGGGGTCGTAATTGATGGGTAAATCAGTGTATCAATTGTGGATTTCCCAAGGAAAGGACAAGTTGCGATTCCCTGTCCTTCCATCCGAACTCGAAATCACAAATAACGTACAAAATGAAACGGTAAAGGTCGCCTCTTTTGGAGAACTGACCTTTATTGACGTACCATCGGCGAAACAAGTATCATTCACCTCATTATTTCCTAAGAAATATTCGCCGATTGCTGAATATAAAAGCATTCCATCACCAGAGAATGCGATCGCGAAAATTGAACGAATGATGCGTTCAAAGAAATCCGTGCGGTTGATTGTAACTGGAACAAAAATCAATATGACGTGCAGCATTGAAAGCTTTACCCACAAGGAAGGGTCATATGATATTGGAGATCGTGAATTTACGATCGAGTTAAAGGAATATAAAACCGCATCGCCTAGGAAAATCAAGCGAAAGAAAAAAGCAAAACAAACGAAAAAGAAACGGCCATCAAAAACACCACCAAAATTGTATACCGTCAAAAAAGGTGATACGTTGTGGGCCATTTCAGGCCGATTTTATGGTGACAGTACAAAATGGCGGCGTATTTGGAATGCCAATAAAGCAGCGATGATTAAACGAAGTAAACGCAATATTAAGCAGCCAGGGCATTGGATTTTTCCTGGACAAAAATTAAAAATACCACAATAAGGGGGGCTGGCATTGATTGAGCTTTTTGCCATCAGAAGCGGCACCATGTATGAGCTTGTCACAGAGAGTGTGACACTTCAGGGGCAAAGGTATCAAGCCCCTCGCTCAATTCAGGCAAATATTATCACAAAGCAAGGCAGTCAAACATATTACCGTGTCTCAGAAGGGGACACGGTTCTTTTTAAATGGAAAGGGAAAGAGCTGTTCAGGGGTATCGTTTTTTCCCGGACGCCGGTTGAAGGAAAGCTGACCTTTACTGCATACGATATGCTTCAATATTTGGTGAAAAACCAAGATGTCTATGTTTTTTCAAATCAAAGAGCAGATCAAATCTTAAGGCGGATTGGAGCTGACTTTCAAATTCCAATGACCTCCATCTCCAATACAGGACATGTCATAAAATCACTAGTGTTTAAAAATGATACAAGCTTGTATGACATGATATTGAAAGCATTGAAAGAAACGAAGCGGCAAACAGGAAGAAACTATCAAATCTATTCTGCTAAAGGCAAGATGGGGCTGAGAGCCTGGCCTGATCCAGAGGACGTCTGGGTCATTGAATCAGGCGTCAATCTCATCAGCTATCAATACAGCACCTCGATCGAAGAGACAGCCACTCGTGTCAAGATGCGTACGTCTGCTGATGAACAGGGGAAGAATAAGAAAAAAGGCAGTAAATCCGAGATTGTGGTGATTGAACAGGATAAAGCCAGTCAGAATAAATACGGTATTTTACAGCATGTTGAGACAGTCACTGGGCAAATCAACCAGCCGCAATTGCAAAAAAGAGCCAAAGTACGGCTGGCAGAGAAAAAAGGCGTCAAACAAGAAGTCAAAAGCATACAAGCCCTAGGAATTCCTGAGCTGCAAAGCGGTCTCCCGATCTATTTGAAAATTCCTGAAATCAACGTAAAAAAAACTTACTGGATCGATCAAGACAAACATGAATTCAGTGGGGTGAAACACACCATGACCATTGATGTTGTTGAGAAAAATTCCATGCCAAAGGGTGATCAAGCGTGAGATTAAGTGAAGCGATTAAACGATTAGCAGTGAATGCAGTAGACGCAGAATCGCCAATTGATCTTGTCATCGGAGAAGTCACGGCAGTTTCCCCTCTGAGCATCCGATTAAATGAAAATCATAAGCTGATCATTCCAGAAGAATTACTGATTTGGCCGAAGCGCTTAAATAAGGGTGAGGATGATGAGCTGAAAAGGGGAGACAGTATTATGGTGCTTGCAATGGCAGGAGGCCAGTCCTTTTACATCATCGACAAATTGTAAGGGAGGTGATGAACGTGGCACTTTCACCAGAGGAAGAAATCGAGGAAATAGAAGAAGATGAAGAGGTCGAAACCTCAACGACGTATCGAATAGATTTTGAAACTGGCAGACTGACAGGCGAAACCATTTCAGGTATTGAGGCAATCCGGCAATTCATTTATATGACACTTAGGACAGAGCGGTATGCACATCCTATCTACAGTCACGACATTGGCACTGAAATTCAGGAGCTGTTGACGGATACAGAAGCTACGGATGAATACAAAGAAATGGAGATTCCAAGGCTGCTAGAGGAAGCACTGCTCGTTGACGAACGGATTGATCATATTGAAGAGTTAGAGGTCACAAAACAAAATGACTCGTTTCATGTCAAACTAGCGATTGTCACAGATGAGGGCACATTAGAAATAGAGGAGGTGATGGAGGGCGATGTTTGAGGAACAGACGTACGAAGCATTAATGGAAAGAATGCTGGACAGACTGCCAGATGATATAGATAAAAGAGAAAACAGCGTCATTTGGAATGCCTTGGCACCTGCTGCCGCTGAACTGGCCCAGTCCTATATTTGGCTTGACCAAGTGTTTGAGCTGGTCTTTGCAGATACAGCACAAGGAGAGTTTCTAGATCGGCGGGCTGCTGAAGTAGGAATTGAAAGAAAACCAGCCACTAAAGCGGTTTGGTCAGCGGTCATTCAGCCAAACAATATCAACATTCCAGCTGGCTCACGTTTTTTTATTGAAGACGTTTATTTCCAGTATTCGAAGGATGGTACGCTAGAATGCGAGACACCTGGTAAAGCCGGCAATGTTCAATTAACAGATCAGCCGCTGCTGTCACTTGATACAATTCCAGGACTTGAATCGATTAAGATGAAAGAACTGGTGATACCAGGTCAAGAGGAGGAAGATGACGCTTCTTTATATGATCGATATTTAATACGTGCGAGGCGGGAGGCTGTCAGTGCCAACAGGGCGCATTATAAAAAATGGGCTGAGGAAGTGCCCGGTGTTGGCAGAGCAAAAGTGTTCCCGCTTTGGAACGGAGAAGGGACAGTCAAAATTGTCATCACAGATGGCAATCTAGATGTTGCATCAGACCTTCTTGTCAAAAGAGTACAGGAATATATCGACCCAGTGCCAGGTGAAGGAGAAGGACAAGCGCCTATAGGCTCGAAAGCAACCGTTGAAAGCGCCAAATGGCTGGATATCGACATAGAAGTGGCTGTCGAACTTCAAATGGACTGGACCCTTGAAGGCGCTCAGAAAGAAATAGAAGAAAAGGTCAAGACACTGTTGAAATCAATCGCATTTGAAAAGAGTACCATTCGAATGTCCGCCTTAAATGATATTCTGTACCATTCAGAAAGTGTGTCAGATTATGCAGATGTGTTATTGAATGGAGAGTCGAAAAACTTAGTATTACAGGACATTGAGATTCCGCGTCTTAGGCAGGTGAAGGTTATTGAGCAAACAGGATGAAATGAAAAACTACCTGCCGCCATATTTTACAGAGATTTATGAAGTGGATCATCTACTCAAGACAGAGGCACCGGAATTTGAGGAATTGGACGAATCCATTTTCGACTTAACGGATCAGTTCTTTCCTTTAACTGCGACATGGGGATTAAACAGATGGGAAAGAATGCTGAAGGTGCAGCGGGAATCAGATGATTCAATTGAACTGCGCAGGGCACGCTTACTCAATATGATGTCAAATATTCCGCCAATCACGTATCTTTCATTAGAGAAATCAGTCAATCGCTTTCTCAAAAATCCAAGTGCTATCATCCGTCTCACAACCAATCGCTATCATTTCGCCTTACGTGTGAACTTAGATGATCTGCAAAACACGAGATATATTGTAGAAATACTTGAAACGTTAAAACCTGCACACTTGGTTTATACGTTTACGGCTTTGCATCATACTGATGTACATGAAAAAAATGAACATCATCAAAGGCTCACACTGCGAAGCAGGGTGGGTTTTTTCGATCATATTCCGATTTTACTCAATGGTGAGTTTGTTTTAAATGGTACGTTCTATCTCAGCGGAACACGAGGTACAACGGATGTGCCTGCTCGTTTTCGGCATTCATTAAACATGAGAATGCGGCTCCAACATCATTCAGAAACAGCACATCGCATGAACTATGTCATGACTGGAGCGGTACATGAAACGAAGCAAGGAGCGGCATTAACTTTACGCACAAAAAATCAGCTCCAGCATCAAACCAAGAAGAAGATGACGTTCCGTCTGCCAGTACATGTCCAAACTGAGCAGGGTGGAAGCTTACTGATCAAGGATCATTACTGGATTCTCGATGGATCTGTTCCGCTGGACGGATCAAAAATGCTAGCAGCAACTTCTAAAAAAATAGAGTTATAAGGAGGATCACAATGGCTGATCAATTAACCGTAACAACACTGTATGCACGTCAACAAATGGCAAAGGCAAGAGCCGAAGGAACAAAACTCACAAAAGTCGTCAAAATGGCCTTTGGAAATGGGGGAACGAAGGATGGAAAACCGATCTCTCTAGACGGCACTGAACAAAAACTCAAAAAAGAACTAGTTCAAAAAAATATTGATTCGTTTACTTTCATGGAACCAGCAAAAATCCGCTACACCTGCACGATCGCCGAGGGAGAACTGGCAGGAGAAGTGATCAACGAACTAGCACTTGTCGACGAAGACGGTAAATTCACCGCCATCCGCACCATGACAGACAAACAAAAAGATGGCGACATCGAATTTGTTTTTGAGATTGATGATATTTATTAATGGAGGGAGTCCAAAATGGATTTGAAAACACCGAAAACATTTGAAATTAGTGATAAGGCCCATGCGGACCTGTTTAATGAAATGGTTAAAGTCTTACTTGAAAATGACACTGAACTGTTGGAACAGTTCACTCGCCATAAAAATGATACGAAACAACATGTAACTGAAGCAGAGAGACAAAAATGGAATGATTCTCAAAGTTATAAAATAACGGCAGACAACGGCACACATTTAATCAGCATCCCAGCTGCTAGTAAGATCTATGATGCTATTAAGGATAAAGGAACATGTACATTTTACGCTCCTCGTGGCACGGAAGATAGTCCAACAACCAATGCATTAAGAGGTATCCAAACGGTTGGCCAAGCGAATGCAGGAACAGGCTTAGCGATCGATACAGCGGGAAATGCTTATACTTTTCTATATGGTTCCAGTGATCTTTCTATAACGTGGACGCCTCTGCCAAACATGTCTGATCAAAATAAATGGAATGGCAGTCAGCTCATTAAAATTACAAATGATACGGGTGGCGTTCGTGTATCTGTAGCAGCTACAGAAAGCTTACTCGATAAAATTATTCAAGCAGGGAAAACATTCGGTACATTTTATTCACCAGCTGGAGTACTAGACAATCCTTCTGCTTTATCTGCACGCGGTTTTTATCACTTTACATCTGCTGATAATAATAACAAGGGAACTTTTGGATGGGTGATTGCTGTGGATTATCGTAATAACGTCTTTACAAATTATCTTGATTTAAATTTGGGCTGGCAAGGCTGGCGTAGATTACTGTCCGATGCAGATGCAGAGGTGAAGTGGAACAAGGTAGACCTTTCGCAACTCGAAAATGGTTGGAAAATATATAATTCTGTTGATGGTAACCCCCATACCTTGCAATATAGTATAGATTCATTTGGTGTTGTTGAAATTATTGGATCAATTGCCGGTGGTAAGGTTGGTTTTGACTCTGTTGTTTTTACCTTAAAAGAAGGATTCAGACCAATGCAATCGACTCACTTTATTGGTGTAGCATCAAGCATGGGAAAAGGTAACACGCCACAAATTCATAGAACATATATAGGTACTGATGGAAAAGTCTGCGTTCAATATTGTTCTAATGATCTGAACCCTAATGAATTTATCACGTTTGGTTTCAGATTTAGAACAAGATAACAAAGATTTTAAAACGTTAAAAAACTTTTAAGTCTATAAAGCCTCGTCAATCTAGTTGAAACAGCTTACGTAATGGTACAAAGGAGAGAACACATTGGATATAAAAACTCCTCGTTCTTTTGAAACGAGTGATAAAGCTCATGCTGATCTATTCAACGATATGTTGAAAATACTGATTCATAACGACACTGGTATATCAGAACAATTAACTATTCATATCGATGATTCGAGACAGCACTCTTCAGAAGTAGAAAAAAAGAAATGGAATGAGTCGCAGCTGTATAAAATTACAGGTGATGACGGAGTACATCTTATAAATATTCCTGCCGGCACAAAAATTTATGACTCAATTAAAGACAAAGGGACATGTACATTCTATGCTCCCAGTGGAATAGAGGATAGCCCTTCACAATATGCCATTAGAGGGATACAGACAGTGGGACAAAATAATATTGGAACAGGTTTTGCAATAGATACATTCGGAAATGCATATTACTTCTACTATTATTCTAGTCACATATCTATCACTTGGACGCAGCTTCCGACAGCAGCTGAAAAAGATAAGTGGAATAACAGTCAGATTCATAAAATAACAAGGGATAACGGTCAACCCTTTTATAAAAGTATAGGTGAGACCACCGACTATAACGAAATTATAGAAACAGGAATGTATCTCATTTATAATGCGGGCCTTAATGGTCCAAAAGAGATCAAAAGGGCATTTATGATTGTTATCAGTTATGGGAATACCCTGTTACAAACTATATATGATGCAGTGAATGGTCTGAACTCTTTTTATAGAATTAGGAAGACTGACTATACATGGACTGAATGGGAAAAACATCTCACGTCTTCAGATTTAAATGCTGCCTGGTATAATGTAAATCTCAATAGTAATATAAAACAATATTCAGCCAACCCATTGAAATATTCTGTCAGACAAAATATTTTATATTTGAGAGGATCATTTGAAATAGTTTCGGCTAATGAAACAGAAATTGCACGTTTAACGCATGTACCTTCCTCTTTAACTGTTTTCACTTGTGCGACGGTTGGTTCATACGGGTCTGCAAGGATGTCTTTATCTAAAGATGGTAGTCTAAAATTTGATGGATTAATTGCAAACGATCCGTCAAAGGTAACACGTATTGAAATTAATGAGGAAATTCCACTATGGTAGTCATCATATAATGAAACTACTAAAGCTTTTTTGTGTAGTTAATATGGATACTCACAGATCACTACCAAGACATAACAGGAGACAAATACGAAGCCTAATGGCTTTATTTTTTTGCCGGAAAGAAGGTGATTCCAATGGAAGTAGATGTTGTTCAAAACTTAATGACCCAAGGCCCATTTGCCGTTCTCTTTTGCTGGATTCTGTTCTATGTTCTCAACACAACAAAAGAACGAGAAAACAAACTCAATGAGCAAATCGAGGCGCAAAATGATGTGCTAGCCAAGTTTAGTGAAAAGTATGACGTCGTGATCGACAAACTCGACAAAATAGAACGAAATTTAAAATAGGAGGAAAACTCATGAAAACATTCGACAAAGGCACTGTGATTCGCACAGTGCTTCTTTTTATTGCTCTGATCAATCAAACACTTGTCATGTTTGGACAGACGGTGCTGCCGATTAGTGAGGAGCAAGTACAAACCGCAGGTGAGGCACTATATGTGGCAGGTTCTACAATTTTCACTATGGTCACAGCGGTAATAGCTTGGTTTAAAAACAATTATGTGACCTACAAAGGCAAATTACAAAAAGATGCTCTGAAACAAAGAGGGCTAACAAAATAATACTTGAAGGAGAAACGACATGGTAAAAATCATTCAAGCATTGATTCCAAAACAACATCGCAACAGACCAGGAAACACGATGAAGCCGCTCTATATTACAGTGCATAATACGTCAAACAGTGCAAAAGGTGCTAATGCGGCCAGTCATGCAGCATTTGTTGCACGTTCAAGTACCGGGGTGAGCTGGCATTACACCGTTGATGATCAGGTGATTTATCAGCATTTACCGTTAAACGAAAACGGCTGGCACGCAGGGGATGGCAGAGGCACCGGCAATATGAAATCAATTGGAATTGAAATTTGTGAAAATGCAGACGGCAGCTTTGAACAAGCAGTTGAAAATGCCCAATGGCTCATTCGAAAGCTGATGGGAGATTTCGGAATTCCTTTATCAAATGTAGTGCCTCATAAACATTGGAGCGGGAAAGAGTGTCCAAGGAAACTTCTTGGACGATGGGATCAGTTTAAAGCTGGAATAGCCACAGCACATACCGGCAGCAAAAGCACAAGAAAACCAGTTCAGACAGAAAGCTTGAGCCACAAAGCACCCGTTTCCAAACAGAAATCGTCAAATCTGCCATCAGGCATTTTAAAAGTCACCAAGCCCTTAACAAAAGGCCCTCAAGTCACTGCCGTGCAAAAAGCCTTATCATCCCTCTATTATTACCCAGACAAAGGGGCAAAAAACAACGGGATTGACGGCTATTATGGACCGAAAACGGCAAATGCGGTCAAGCGGTTCCAGCTCATGAATGGCTTAACTGCAGACGGAATTTACGGACCGAAGACGAAGAACAAAATCGAACAACTGCTGAAGAAGTAA